ATGGTTCAGTTCTTAACTTTGGCACATAAAAGAGGTTCATTCTCATTAGATGAATCTGCTAAAATTTGGGAATGCATTTCAATGTTTATTAAAAAAGAAATGTAAAATACATTTTAAAGTACTAAATGCAAAGTTGATTCTTTCTGCACGTTGAAATCTTGTAACGTTCTACCGTCTTCTAATTGTTTACCCGCAAAAATTAGTCGTTGTTGATCGGGTGGAATGCCTTCTTTGTCTTGAATCTTCTTTTTAACATTCTCAATTGAGTCACTAGGTTCCACTTCAAGTTGAATTGTTTTACCTGTGAGGGTTTTCACGAAAATCTGCATTTGTATTATAATACAATATTTTATTTTTAAATAGTTTTTAAATATTATTAAAAAAAATTATAAAATAAATAATATAAAAATATAATTTGTATCTTATATAATGGGTTATATATATAAGATATTAAATAAAATAAATAATCAATGTTACATCGGACAGACTATTCAAAATTTAGAAGAAAGATGGAGACAGCATAAAAAAATAAGTAGTAATTGTATATATTTAAAAAATGCATTTAAAAAATATGGAGTTGAAAATTTTGACTTTAAATTAATATGTATTTGTTTTGATAGTGACTTAAATAAATTTGAAATTGATTATATTAATAAATATAATAGTTTAGTTCCAAATGGTTATAATTTACGAAAAGGAGGAGAAAATGGTGGAAAACATAACGATGAAACAAAATTAAAAATATCAAAAAAATTAAAAAATAGAACAGATATTAAAAGAAGTCATCATCAATTAGGTAAACCACATACTGAAGAAATTAAAAATAAAATTAGTAAATCTTTATTGGGAATAAAACAAAAACCTGAATCAATACAAAAAAGAAGGGAATTATTAATTAAATATAAAGTATATAAGATAAATAAAGAAAGTAAAGAAGTTATTGAAATATTTAATGGTTATGAAGAAGCAGCAAAAAATGTAGGAACATCTAAAGGTGCAATTTGGCGAGTATGTAATGGAAAAAATATTACAACAAAGGGTTTTATGTGGAAAAGTGAACTAAGTATTTGAATAAATAATTATATTACAAATAATCGCTCCCTCTCGGAGTTGAACCGAGGACCTTTCGATATAAGCATTTATCGTAAGACAAATGTAACAGTCGAATGCTACTAACCAACTGAGCTAAGGAAGCAAATTTTACCACTAATTTTCCTACCGCCAGCTACTATTGCACGTTTCTAATATTGTTTTAACCAATTAAACTACTAAAACTTTACATCCTAGCCGTAGCATACTAGAACTTAACATTTTAGGCAGGGCTCGAACCTACAACTTCCTTGGACTAAAAGGGATTCAAATTGCTGTTAGAAACTAAAATTAGCGATGACAAGTTTCGATCTTGTGTCCCCAGGGTTATGGGCCCCGTGCGCTTCCTCTGCGCCACATCGCTACTTAAACAGGATTCATTTTATACGTTGCTCTCCCAAACTGAGCTACAAAGACCTAAATCTTAGGTAGGATTTGAACCTACGACCCACGGCTTACTAAGCATATAAATTGCTGTATAAATCCTTATCCCCATATTATACTACTAAATTGTCTTTAAATTGTTTTAAGTGGGAAAAGATTTAAAACTAAACTAATATAAAGATAATATGAATAGCAAGGAAAACTTTGCACTTATATTGATTGCGAGTGTTTTGTCAAGTTTTGTATGTGGTTGCTGTGTAAAATACGCGTATATGAAAAGACTTGAAAAACGTCGCTCTCTTAGATTAGATTCTATTTCTATTGAGCCAATTGAAATTAAAGAAAATCTTAGCCTCCCAGTATAAATTATCTAATCTAATATTATGGAAGACCTTAGAGACGGAAAAAAATTATTAGCAGTTCTTAAACCAAAAACAGGCGCTGCTCCAGCATTTGGTGAAATACCATTTGACACAATTATATTTAACGCATTAATTAGCGGTTCTGCAACTGCCTCCACCGCACAACCTAAAATTCTAATATTATGTGGACCACCTGGATGCGGTAAATCAACTGTAAAAACGGATTTATTAGCTCAAAATGGCATTGATACTTATATAAATATTGACCCAGATGAAATTCGCACCATTCTTATGGCAAATGGCGTTACATTTCCAGCCGATAAAACAACAATGCCTGGTATAACAAACGCATTTAATAAAAGAATGTCAGATGAAGCACAACGTCAGCACTTAAATATTGTATTTGATACAACAGGACAAAATTTCAAGGCAGTTAGTGATATAATTTATAGTTCAGGTCAACTTGGATATAAATCCATATTTGCCATTATTTATGCTTCTCTCGAAACATGTCAAAGAAGAGTTCAAGGTCGCAACCAATATTTAAAAGATACAAATTCAGGACGTATTGAATTACCACTTGATGTTGCAGAGGGAATTTATAATGGATTTATGACTAAACCAAGAGGCACAGCATCTATGCTTTTATTAGATTATCCTGTTAGAGCAAATGAAATATATTTATATAATAATAATGTTGATGGCGCAAAACCAGAAATGTTATATCATAAGGTTGGACCAAATGTAGAATTTGCAACCAATTTTTCAGGATTTTATAATATGAATATAAGTGATAAGGCGCCTTATATTTCATTAATGAGAAGTGGAGGTAAAAAGCGAAGCGGCAGTAAAAAGCGTCGTAGAACTAAAAAAAATAATAAAAAATCTAAAAAAAGAAGAATTAGTACAAGATAATAAATATAAAATATGTATTTAAATAATTAATTTAAATATAAATTATATAAATAAATTAATGGGTTATATTTATTTAATTAAAAATTGTATAAATGGAAAAAATTATGTTGGACAAACAATACAAAATGATATTAATAAAAGATGGAATAAACATAAACAAGTAAATAAAAGATATATGGGTACTTGTTTATTTAATGCTTATAAAAAATATGGTATTGATAATTTTAAATTTAAAATATTATGTATTTGTTTTGACGAAGATACTAACAGATTTGAAGAAGAGTATATTAAAAAATATAACTGTTTATATCCAAATGGTTATAATATGATTAATGGTGGAAATAATAGAAAATTTACTCCATTATTAAAAAATATTATAAGTGAAAAATTAAAAGGAGAAAATCATCCTATGTTTGGAAAACATTTAAAAGAAGAAACGAAACAAAAACTTAGAGAAAAAAATATAGGTATAAATAATGTAAACTATGGAAAAAAACTTACAAATGAAGAGAAGGACCATTTAAGTAAATTAACAAAAGAACGACATAAAAATACTAATTACTGTAAAAAAATAGAAATTAAAGAAAAAATTAGCAAATCTCTTATTAATTATTATCAAAACAATAGTATTCAAAATAAAAATTGTATAAAAGTTCAACAGTTTGATTTGAATGATAATCTTATAAAAACATTTTATAGTTTAAACGAAGCAGCAAAAGAAATTGGAGTATCTCAATTTAGTATAGCAAGAGCATCAAATCCTAATGTAACAAATTATAAAACTTGTAAAGGTTTTATTTGGAAAAGAATTTAGTTTATTATTACAATGAAAGAAAGTGTTTGTATTTTTTAATAATTTACTTGGTAACATTTTTTATGTATTTAAATGATATAAAATATGCATTGCTCTAAATATTAATAAGTATTTAAATAATTATTAATATTAAAATAAGGTCTCGCTGGGAATTGAACCCAGATTGAAGGATAACTTTACTTTATTTTATCAAAGTCCTTAGTCATAACCTTTAGACCACGAGACCACATAAATAATTTTAAGCTGCATCCTGTGGGGTTCGAACCCACGCAGTGACTTCACTAACAGATCTTAAGCCTGTCGCCTTGAACCGCTCGGCCAAAGATGCACTTTACTCCAACCACCAATAAAGTTTAAATTACTTCCCATACGTAATTTAACCACCCACGCGCTAAATTTTGAGGTATTTAGTCCCACCATTATCATTTAACAATAGGCACACGTCCAATTCATTAAATTATAATCAACTTTTAATTCATTTTAAAATTGCTGTAATGGATGCCCCCTAACCCTCTTAATACTGCATCCTTAAACTAAAACAACTACAAGATATAAGCGAAATAAGTTGTTTTATCCTAGATTACGGAATAATCTTATTGCGTTGCAATTCGCAGCTTACACCTCTTTCAACGCACACACACACACACCTAAAATACAAGTTTCATAAAATAAGAACATTTAAAAGACGCTTACATTAAAACATAAGTGCTTATATAAGTTCATTATTTAATAAATTCATAAAAGAGAATTAAAATCATTTAAATAATTGCTGTATGAAACTTAAACGACAACTGCAAAGCAGCCTCTGCGAGCCTTAGGAACCTACGCGCGAATTTCGCAGCAGATTTCAAGTCTGCCTCCTTAACCTCTCGGACAAGTTGCCATATTGCTGGTTTCACATGGGGACTTGAACCCTCAACGCATTTTTTTCAAAAAAATTGTTTATCCATCAATTGCTGTAAAAAAACCAATTCTGACCAACCCAGGAGTTGCAAAGCAGTCTCTGCGAGCCTTGGGAACCTGGAACCTCCTGATCCGTAGTCAGGTGCGCTATCCAATTACGCCAGTTGGCCTATAATACAATTTTCCATTATTCAGGAATCGAACCTGTGACCTTCACCCTCTCAAAGGCGACGCTCTACCACTGAGCTATAATTGACCTTCAATTAAACACAAATGCTGTAGGAAAATAAAATTTGCTGTGCTGTTAAAAACACAAAAGCTCGTACTTGGAATTGAACCAAGGACCAAAGGCTCTGCAGGCCTACGCTCTACCGCTGAGCTATACGAGCAAACAGGGAATGTCGGGACTCGAACCCGAGTTTTAGCAGCCACAATGCTATGTAATTACCCCTATACCACATTCCCGTATAAAAAACTATTAAATTCTTTATACGGGAAACAAAAGGGGACCATCGGGAATTGAACCCGAGTCGCGTGCAAATTTGACAGTCGGTTTTTACAAACCTTACAACAGT